CTACTTGTCTCGATCTTCAACCCACTCTTTTTCTTGTTCAGGCAATGTATCCCAGAACTCTTCTACCTCTTTATCTCGCCCAATAGTTTCATCAACAACGTAATTGAGGAGTTTGAACAACGCTAGTGCGGTATCTCTGTCGTCTTCCATATCCATCTCCCCTGGGTGGACTGAGTTGTTTCCTGTAATTCGGACACCATCAAGCATTTTCTGAACACGTGGGCGGATCTCGTTTTCATCGACGAGGTGGCCTATGTCATGGTGAATTCCGTCACCAGGTGTATCAAGATGATTCTCAAGCAGTTTCTGGAGCGCTAATCGGAGAAGAGCTGCTGCTGCACGTGGTGATTCATCAACAACATTACGCGCTTCATTATATTCTCCCGTTATATCGTCTGGCATGTGCTCATGTGCTTTTGATGCCGACGGTGTTCGTGGGTAACACAGTTTGCGATTCATCCAAAGAGAGTAGTTTCCACATCTATTACATTTTGAAATGTCTCCCTCTATTTTTCTTTGATTATATGCCATAGTACTCCACATAATTTGGGCATATGCACCGCAATGTGGACAATTAAATCCATCTTCCTTGTACTTCGGAGCGACATAATTGTCGTCCATTTTGTCATAGATATCTCTCCGGATAAATAAGCAATACCCTAGAATATCGGTAAAATGAGACTGACAGGCCCCCTCGATGCGGATCCCACCCCGCACGTCATCGGGGAACAATATGGACTTAGTGCGCGACAGACAGCACCACGGTGGAAGGCTACGCGTCTACGCGTTTATTGATATAGTATCCAAGTCCCCCTGTGACGATAGCAAGTAGGAGGCCGATGAACCCGTAGATCACCATTCCGATGACGGCACCAACAGCAGCGAAATCATTTGGAGACTGTCCTGCAACACCGATGTAGAAAAAGATTGGAGCGAGAATAAACCACGCTGCGATAATGTAGAGCCCAATTCCAATCGTCCGCTTCCGGTTCGTTGTTTGCTTGTAGAGATACGAGCTCACACCGAGGACAGTGACTAGTGCCCAAAACCCCGCGCCTCCTAATTCAGCAAATCCAAATGCAACCATCAACGCTACAACAAACCCGATGCCAACAGAAATGGCGAGCCGTTTAAAATCGACATCTGAAAATCTCCCCCCTGTGTTGCTGGTGGGGCTTGTGTCCTCAGTTGTGGAGTTGTCTGTTGTCGTCCACGAACTGCTGTCTGTATCTCCCTCAACAGCGTCACTGGACTGGCTTGTGTCCAAATCGGAAACATCTGTCCCACAATTCGAACAGAAGCTTGCCTCGGCTTGTACCTCAGTACCGCATTCTGTACAATATGACAAGGTTATTACCCGACTCAGAAATGATTTTCCACTAATATATAACCCGTTGAAATGGCCCCTAGTCGAGACTGACAGGCCCCCTCGGTGCAGATCCCACCCCGCACGTCATTGGGGATTACCAAGCCTGTCTGTAGGATACTACTCGTCGGCGTCGTCGCGCTCGAACTCGAGATCGTCCTCGTCGTGGAGTGCGTCAATAAGCTGTGTCAGGCGCTTATTAATAGAGCTGATCTGAGAGGCGATACCATGGTTCGTCTCGTCCTCATCAAGCCCGAACATCCATGACTGGGCAGTGTCCATGTCGCGCTTGAGTTTCAACAGCTGCGACTCAAGCTGGGCGATGTTCTCCTCCAACTCAGTAATCCGCTTCTTCAGTCGGCGGTAAATGATGCCTACGAGAGTGAATAGCACCCCGGCGATGAGGGTAATAGACATCTCCAAGAGTCCGGTTGGAATGTTAGTCATTGATAGAAAATAGAAAGTCAGATGCGTTCGCGACAGTCGCCTCGGCTTTAACCAACAATCGGCATGGAGTCACCCCGACTGTTGGTTAACTCCAGCTACAACGAGCGCCGGTTGGAGCGAGACACGCGCTGCGTCCGAATCAACTCGGTATCGATACGTCCCGAAATATCGAAGTCGAGGCTAATCGTCTCGCCACTCCCAAGCGAATACTGTACCTCTTCGAGCTGGCCCGTCGTCGATTGGAACTCGGCACCGATAATGCTCGACTCGGGCCCGTCCGCGTCAGGAATGCCATCAATCGTCACTGAATCAGGATCCGCAAAGTCGTCGAATCGGAAGTACCCAGCAATCCCGTCGAGATCGGCACCCGCTTCGATGAGATCCTCGTTGTGGTACTCGAATATCCAGTCGCCCGACTTGGCAGCGTCGTTCCAAATCCGGGCGTCGTCGATCCCACCGACGAAGCCATGGTTTCCATCTAAATCTGCCCCGATTCGGTACGTTTCACCAGCGGTAATCTTGCTCGTTACCGCTTCGAAGTCAGTGAATTCGACTTCAAGCTGCCCGTCGACGTACACACGGCGATCAGGGTGGGGCCCAAGCACAACACTGAGTCGCTGTGGGTGATTGTTTGAGATTGTTCCTGGTGGAGCTCGTGTCGCACGGTTTCCGCCCTCACTTCCCTCCCCAAACAGGACACTGCCGTCCCCGTAGACTCGCACGTACTGCTTGCTCCCGTACGCGCCCTGCTTGAATTCGAACAGCGTCTGATACTCGCCGTCGCCGAGCTCCAACAGCTCCTGCGGATGGATGACGAACTCGTACGTGTAGTTGTAGTCATCCTCGTCTCGGAATTCGGCCTCGACGTAGCTGTCGCCGTCGAAGTACAACGAGCTCGTTCCAATCTGGCCACCGTAGGGGAACGCGTCTCCCCAGTTACTCACCGAGTAGGTGAATCCGGGCGCAATGTGTTGAGGTGCAACCTCCAGAGATCCCGACTCGTCGCGCTCGTTGACTGATTCCTCAAGCAATCGTTCGGCTCGAGAATCGACTTCGGACTGCGTCTCGACGTCGGATATCTTTTCGAAGCGCTCGATGACTCCGTCGTCTCCGACTCCACGGGTGCTGAGTCGATCCACCTCGGCACTATTCATCTTCGTCGAGGTATTTACCGTTCCATCATCACGCGTGCGCCCGTGGACAGTCACACGGTTGGCGTAGTCCGTGTAATCAAGCGTCCGCGTGGAGTCGACGATGCGCCAGTCTGGTTGTCCAGCAACGGTATTGACTGGGAACGCACTGATATCGAGCGTGTCGAAGTCCCGGACGGCAAACGTGTAGGCTCCAGCGTCATGGAGCTCTTGCAATATCTCGAACTCAGTGCCATCCAACTCGAGCTCGTCAATCGTCGCATAGCCAGCGGGATCAATAGCGAATGCTTCGTTCCGTCGAACCTCCAGCAGCTCGTCACCGTTCTCGAGGACTGGGCGGAAGTACCTGTTTGACTGGCCCAGCTCGAAATCGAAGATGTGGAACCGTTGTGGAGTGTCGTACGACACCGAGTCAGAGACGACTTCGATGCTGCTATCGTGGAGATCGCCGTCCGCGAAGCTCTTGAGTCGCATCGTCATCGACTGGACAGGCTCTACCGTCTCGAGTATCACCCCAACCCTGTCCACGTTCGTGTCAGGGTACATCGACGCCTGTTGCGATCCATCGCCAAATTCCTCGTCGAGGACGACGTTTGTGCTGGTGAATTTCAGCGTGCCTGCTGGCGTCGCCTCAACGTTGTCGTTCTGGATCTTCGTAATCGAGTCACCGTCGTAGCTCCACAGGTTTCGGTGTCCACCCCGCGTCACGTACGTTTCGTCGAACAGGCCACGGTTCGGGGGCAACACGTTGACGTCGTACTGCGTGTCGGCCCAGGCGTCCTGAAGCGCGTCGTACACCGTCGTGTCCGAGTACGACACACTGGTTGTCCGACGATCAAGCGCTACGAGTACACCTCGCCCGGATACGTTTGTAGTGCCACCAGCGTAGTTGGTATCGAACGACTCCAGCTCGCCCCGAAACAGCATCTCGGAGTTATGGTAGATGTAGACGTCGGCGAAGATCGACTCGGCGAAGCTGGACTCAAACGGGACAGTAGCAGTCCAAGAGCCCATCGACGACGCTGCGTCAGTAAACTGGAGCGAGGTGAGGTTCTCGTACGCCGTCGCGCTATCGTCTCCGAGCTCGCCCCCGATGGTAAGCACGGTATCACTCATAGTCCGGCCTCGAACTCGTCGACGACGAACTGGCGCTCGGAGTACTCGGCCGTTTCAGCGAGGACGAACAGATCGAGTGTAACCCGACGGCCGGTTCCCACAGGGGTTGTGGCTATCGAAGCACCTGTAACAACTGCCCACCAGTCCTGAAGATCACCGACACTCGTTCCTGGTTCAATCAGAACAAGCGTCGACGCGAACCCAGCACTTGGGTGGATCGACTGGTGATACCACGGCTTCCCCCGAATATCGGTGCCGGTGCTCGTCGTCGACTCATTGCTGTATCGTGCGTACTCGCGGAGGATGTCGAATGCGACACCGTCCGAGTCAGCCAGAAACTGTAGCGAGACGGTGCGTCCGACACCGAACGTCGGTAGCGAACTACCAATCGCACCGGGGACAGTGAGTATGCCGTTATCAAGCGTCCGAATCGTCCAAGAAATGTCAGTCATATAGAAATGGGAAACGTTGCGTTTTACATCCGCGCGATGCGGTTCGACTTCGACGTCTCGTTCTCTTCGATGACGAGCTCTGCGTTCTCTCGGATCAGCTCCGCGAGATCGTTATCTCCCTCAACGCGTAGCGTTGCAGCCAACGAGGTTTCGCTGGAAGACGAGGGATTACGGGACACACCACCTGTGGAAACCGTCTCGGCTCCTACCTCGTACGCAGTGTCGAGATGCTGGGAGAGTTTGGACAGCGGGAGGACGGCCTCGCTTTCGGTGCCCTCACCGACGACAGCGTTGACTGCATCAGTGACGATGCCACCACTTGCGAGTCCCCACGTGGGGCCAGGAGTCCCAAGTGAACCGCCACCATCGTACTCATCGTCATCGCCATCGTCGTCGCTAGACGAGCTACTACCGCTACTGGACGATCCACCACCCAGGTTTGGCGCACTTGGCCAGTCTATGTCGAGATCGCCGTTGAATGCATCTTCGACGATATCGGGCGGTTCTGGCCAATCGATATCGAAGTTGAAGTCATTCAGCTCGGTGATGAAGTCAAGCGCATCCTGAATCTTCGCAATGATAGTGTCGACGATTACGTTGATCTCAGTCCGGATATCGTCGACGACACCGACGATGGTGTCGAGAATCGAGCCGAACGCTGAACCGAACAGCGTCGCACCCGTGTTCTTGATCCAGTCAGTAATCTTGTAGAACGTATCCTTGTAGAAATTGTAGACACGCGTCAGCCCACCCTTCCAAATCGAGAAGACGGAGCCCAAGAACTGTTTGAACGTCTTCTTCGCCGACGAGATCCACCCAGTGATGAACGAAAGAATCTCGTTGAACGTGTCTGGGACAATCGAGTTCCCAATGAGGACGTTGTACAGCTTCTTGAAGACACCAGTAACAACGTCGAAGAGGAGTCCGAAGCTGGCTTTGATGCCCTTCAACCACGGCCCCTTGATGAAGCCCAGAATGTCTTCGAACGTCGTCGTCCAGAAGTCCTTGACGATTTTGAGTACTTCGTCGAAGTCGCCCCGAATGAGTGCGAGAATGATTTGAATCTGAGACGAAATCGCCCGCATCACCGTCCCAACTACGAGCTCGATGAATTCGAAATTCGTCTCGACAATCTGCATTATCCTCTCGCCGTGCTTGTCCCAGAATTTGCCGAGGAATGAGAGCACGTCAGTAACGACATTGCCAATGTGATCCATCGTCGGGACAATCTGCTTCTCAATTGCCCGGAACTCCTCCTCAGCAACCGCTCTGAGGTTTTGGATCACCGGCATCGCGTACTCCTCAAATACCATCACCAGGGTGTCCCTGATACCGATCAGAACGGGTTTGAGAGTGCTCCAGGCCTGCTGTGTGGTGTCTCGAATCCCGCCGAAGTTGCTCTTCCAAGCGTATCCGAGTGCACCAACAGCAGCCATGATGGCTGCAACCGGTAAGAGCACAGGAGAGAGTGCGCCCACGATTGCCGGGCCAACAGTGACGGCGATTGCTCCGAGGCCAGTCAGCGCCACGCCGAGTGTGGCGATGAGAGCTGGCATCCCATCCATCCGCTCGTTTACCTCAGAGAAGCCGTCGATGAGTGGGCCCAGACGTTCCATCGCGGTGATCAGGATGGGGAGAATCTGATTCCCCATGACGATTCCAACGTTGCGAAGGCGATTCTTGAGCGTCTGAAGCTTCTTGTTGAAGGTATCCGCGGACGCTTCGAATTCCTCCTGGACAGAGGTGTTCTCCTCGTAGGCAGTACTGGACATCTCGAGGGCTTCTCTCGTCCCATCGATGTTCTGCGCAAGTCCAGTCAGCGCCTGGCGTGACGTCGTCGAGAGGGCGTTCTTCAGTGCGTCAGCTTCGTCGCCACCCTGCTTCATCGCCTCTGCCATCTGGAGCATCAGCTCGTCGGGTGACTTCTCACGCATCTCCTCGAACTCGGACTTCGTCATGCCGAGTGCGGACGACAGATCGCCCACCTTCTTCGGATTCACCATTTCCTGTCCGAGCCGACGCATTCGAGTCCCAGCGCGCTCTGAGGACTCACTGACTTCGTTGATCGCTGCGGACATCCCAGCGATCTCGGTTTGACTCATCCCGAGCGAAGAGAGGGCTCCAGACGAGCGCATCATCGAGTCGGTAATCTCCTGGGCGCTCGTTGCCGTGTTATTGGAGAGCTCGTTGATGGCCGAACCGAGATTTTCGACTTCAGAAATCGGGGTGCCAGTCAACTCAGTAAGCTTCGCGAACGCCTGCCCCGCTTCCTGCGTATTCAAGTCCGTCGCCGACGCCATCTTCGCCGTCGACTCGGTGAATTTCTCGATGTTCTTTGGCCCTTCCACACCGAACCGGCCAGCGTCAGCTGCTATCCCAGCGAGTTCCTTCTGTGCGAGTGGAATCGTCTCAGCGAGTTCTCGAACCGAGCCAGACATCGCCTCGGCTGTCTCGGCATTCGTCACCTTCTCAACTTCCACCATCGCGCTCTCGAAGTCAGCAGCTGCGCTTGCTGCGCCAGCAAGGCCAGCCACTCCGGCGCCAGCCAACACGGCCCCGGCACCAGCGACGGCCTCTTTCATCCCAAGCGCAGAACCCTCTACGTTGCCAAACGCACCAGAGGCGTTGTCTTCGGCAGATATCTCGATTGCGAGCTCTTGATCTCCGCTGGGGGTGAAACTCATCAGTTATATATAAAAAATGATAATTCGTAGTCTATTGATCGCTCAGCTGCTGCACCCACTCTTCATCGGACTGGCGCGCTTGTCCAGGGGCTCGCTCGTGTGGGCCAGAACCGCGCGAGTTGCCGGACTGTTTCGCCTTCTCCTCGTTCTGGGCAGATGCCCCTTCAAGCAGAACACGAACTTCTCGAACAGTCAGCTTATAGAGAGATGTGTCACCGATGAATTGGTAGCCGTTATCGTGGATCTGCTTGATCCAGAGTGCCTTCTCCCTCAGCGCTGACTCTCGGCCAGCTCCATCATCGTCTCTAACTTTCCCTCGGGAACCTGATCGAGCATCTCCAGGTTCTCCAGGTTGAGCGCATTCTGCATGTCGTAACCAGATGCGCGGAGAATCGCCTGAATCAGCGCCTCGAGTCCGAAGCCGATCATGTCTTCGTCAACCTTCTCAGCAGTGACGTCGAAGTCATCGTTCTCTCGGACGTCGTACCAGTGTTCGTTCAGAATCTCGGCGATGTCTTCATCCGACAGATCCGCCGGGTTCAGCTGCCCGTTGGCGTCGCCATATTCGTTGAGATCGCCCATACTCATGGGGACAACTCGGATCTCCTGTTCGACACCAGGGAGAGGCTGAGTAACCGGCTGGAGGTTGTCGTCCGAATCGCGCTGGACGAAGAAGTCTTCAGGCTGTGCAATGTTCAGATCGTCAGAATTGTTGGAAGTCATAGTGTCAGTCTCGCTTTAGTGGGAGTTGGGGCTCCCACAGGGGTGTGTCCCCCAAAAGTTGCGACAAAAAACGGGGTAGTCACTGGCACTCGACGTCTAGTTCGCAGTGAAGTCGACGGACTTGGGCTGGAACGTGTTGTCCATCGTGGAGATGACTTCCCCGGCTTCGGGCCCGACATCGCCAAGGCCCGTGAGGACAGCGCTAGTGAAGGTGACAGTGCCACCGTCCATCTCCCACACCAGATCGAACTCGTTGCCTTCGAGGTGATCCGTGAGGTTCTCGTGGTGGGCGAAGTTCCCCGCCACACTGGCCGTGAATTCGAGCTCCTGGGCTCCGACGTGGATGGCCTGTTCGGCCGTCCCCATCACTGCGCTCTTCTCGTAGCCATTGTCAACGGAGAACGAAGCAGAACGCACCTCGGCAGCCATCTGGGAACCACCCTGACTGATGTAGTCGTCAAGGAAGTGCTCGTAGGAACCACCGATAGCGCTGGCGTGCGAACCGGCACCAAGCGCAGGGACACCGAGATCGCCAATCGCCCCGTCGTAGCTATCCGTGCCACGAAGTCGGACGAGTTCATTGCCAGAACCATCTTCGACGACGACGTCGCCGGCAGACTCTGAGTCGAGCTCGAACGCGTCGATGGAGTCGAACGTTTCAGTCGTGGTGACAGCCGTCGTGCCGTCAAGCATGACGTCTTCGGACGGAACGCTACCGTCGCCCTCAATCGTCAACGTCTGGGACGTGTCGGAGGCCGACGTCGAACGCACGGTAAGCGTCTCACCGGTAGGCTGTTCGACTCGGAACATCCGGACGCGCTTCGCCTCGTACTCGAGGCTAGCCACCATCGGCAGCGCCGTCGACGGATCGCCCGACAGATCGCTCAGATCCGGATAGGCACCACGCGCAACGACGAACGTGCGGGCCCCATCGTACTCAGCCCTGTCGACGACGGTATGGGTGCTTCGAATCCCACCCTCATCGTCCCGAACGAGGGCATCGCCTGCGGGATCAAGTGGGCTACCAGAGTCGTCAACGAAGAACCGCTGGAGATGGTAGTCGACACTGACAGAGTGATCCTCTGCGCCAGTGAAGTGATCCTGAATCTCGTAGTCACCGAGTCCGCGCTGTGCCTCAACGTTGGCATCCGCACTCCACACTAAAGCCGTCTCGAGCGTATCCGAGAACAGTTCGAACTTCGGATCAGCCGGAGTGACGCCGGGCTCGTCTTCGCGGACGAACTCGACGCGGTGGTTACGGAAGCCAGTGTCAGCCTGAGTCGCTTGATTAGTCATGAATAGAAAGTATCAGCAAAATGAAACGGTGCTACTCGCGAGGAGTAGCGTTAGTTACGGGGCGGTTCCTTCGTCCAGGTGTACTGTACCTGGAATTGGACGGCATACTCAGTCGGACTCGCGTCGTCGTCGACGAGATCCGTGCGCGGGCCAACGGCCAGCGTGAGATACTCACTTGGCGACTGATTGTGGCCGAGGACGCGCGAGACTTCGTCGCCCATCTGCTCGGCCTGCAGTCGTTGGCCCCGAGTGATGTCGTAGTCCTCGCGAGAACCGGCGAAGGCAGTCACGAGGACGGTGCCTGTTCGGCTCTGGACGCCACCGGCACCGTCGCCGGCAATCGCCGAGAAACCAGTCTGTCCGCCACCTGCGACGTTCTCATCACGATTTGACACTGCGACTTGAGGGAAACCCTTGCCGTCGTCAAACCGGCGGTGTTCAGATAAGGTTTGAAATTGAGGCGGTACGTTTTCAAAGTGTTCTATGCCAGAAAACGACCGCCTCAGCGGCTGTTTAGACGAGATCAACTTAGAGTTTGTGGAGCGAGAAGCAACACCGAGGCTGTTGATGAAGCTCAGTATTCAGCTCCACTTGTCTGGACTATCGCTTTCGAATACTGTTTCATTTCTTGAGATATTCGGTGTTGATCGAGTTCGATCGACCGTTCATAACTGGGTTCACAAAGCCGATCTACAGCCAGAAACTGGCCGGAAGCCGAATCACGTCGCGGTTGATGAGACTGTGATTCAACTCGATAATGAACAATATTGGCTGTACGCTGCTGTCGATCCTGATTCGAACGATTTACTACACACACGGCTTGAGCCGACAAGAAATAACGCGATCGCAGACCGGTTTTTCGCGGAACTCCGCGAAAAACACGATGTAGATGACGCGATCTTTCTCGTTGATGGCGCGGCTCCACTTCAGCGAGCCTGTCGCAAACACGGCCTCGATTTCAGATACGAACGACATGGAAATCGGAACAGCGTCGAACGTGTTTTTCGTGAGGTAAAACGCAGAACTACCAGTTTCTCAAACTGTTTCAGCAACGCCGAAGCAGAAACGGCAAACGAGTGGCTCAGATCCTTCGCCTTCGCATGGAATCAGCTTATCTGAACACTACCGTCAAACCACCCAGTGTGGATGTCGCGATCGCCAAGCGCCTCGTAGACAGAACCGTTGTCCCACAAGTCGCGAAGGATATCGCGGACAGTCAGTTTGGGATCCGGAATCGTTTCAGGCATAGTTAGATCTCCTCGACGTGGACGGCAGTGAGGTGGAGTTGCTCTTCAACTGCGACAGCGCGGTACTCCGAACCCACTTCAATATCGACGAACTCGGTTGCGCGTTCTTCGTCACCAGTTCCGGGTTGAATATCGACGCTTCCCTGCTGGAGGTAGATGACAGCGTCCTGCTCGACTTGGACACCGTTTCCTTGCCCCGAACGTCGCTCAGGTTCGTGCCCGAAGTCAATCGTCGCAGGAGCCACCTGGGGCGATATGTCGGCCTCCACCCAGTCTCCGTCGGCGTACGGATTTTCGCCTCCACAGTTCGCCTCAAACTCGTAGTTGATGACGCGAAAGTCGCGTCCCAGCATTGAGTGGGCGCGAGCAATCGCAGCCTGTCCAGGCGCAGTCATGCGACTCTCTGGGCAGAGATCGAACCCCGGAGGTTCCCAGTATCAACGGGCGCCTTCTTCTTGGCGTATTCCTCGATCTTAATGGCGAGTTTCTCGATTAGCTCGTCAACACTGTCGACGTCACTTGCGTACTGATCAAGTTCGCTGACTGCCCGTTCGACAGCTGGGCGAAGGAAGGGTTGTGCTTGGTTCGAGGCAGTCCCGTATTCGACGTAGACGGCGTACTCGACGTTCGTCCCAACACGGTATTTCCGCGATCCAAATCCATCGTAGTCGAGCGCATCCAGCACACCGTCGAGGCCAAGCATCGTGATGCCCGCCATCAGCGCATCACTGGCATGTAGACATCCGACTTGATTCGAGTGTCAGCCAAGTCGTCGATCTCGTAGATCGTGACTTCTCCACAAGCGTGGATACAGTCGTACTCGGGCTCTGCGTCAGGCATCAGCCCTGGTGGGTACTCGTACTGACTGGGGTGCATTTCGTCATCACGCGGTTCTCGCGACTTCGAAGGCGAATTGGGATTCATAAATACCTATCAGAAATTATATATGTGGCTACGTCGAGTAGACGGAGTAGCCACGCTGGGGAGAATTGAGTCGCCCAGTTGGATCGAGCAACAGTGCCCGATTCCAGTAGCGATCGGCGTCGGTGTCGAGTGTCACTTTGGTGACGGCACCAGACGTCGAGGACACACGGGGCTCCTTCGCAGTCGCAATGTGCGCTGCGAGATACGTCTCGACGTCAGCAAGCGCACTTTCGTCGTCGGTAAACGGCTTACACCGTCTGTTGACGACAATGTGCGCGTCCTCGATGAAGGCGGACAAGTCGCCCACATCGAGCTCGGTTTCGAGGATTTCGGAGACGTCGTGAGGAACAATCCGTGGCATGAGTGGAAAAGAAAGGAGAGAGTGTTACGTCAGCGAGAAGAGTCCCGTTTAGGCCTCGATCTTTACGCCAGCTTCGGGGTGGATCGCCTTCCAGCCCAGGCGATTCCGCACCTGGAAGACGATCTTGTTCTCGGACTCCTTCTCGTACTTCTGCGAAGTCATCGCCTCGCGCTCGGACTCGATACCGTACCGGGCGGAGTCGAACATCATCGCCTCGCCAGCACTAGTCAGGCCCGAGTCGTCGACGATGGCGTCGACACCGGCAACCTGTCCGAAGGCACCGTCGCGGACGACGTCGTCACCGAGCTCGGAGGCGCGGGTGAAGGCCTCGGACTTCATGAGGTTGCCCTTCGACTGGGCGCTGACGATAAGGAGATCTGGGTTGTACGACTCGGCCTCGAGGGCCGTCATGGCGTCGACAACGTCCTCGTACGCGAGTGCGCCGGCACCATCGCCGATGACGGAGCCTTGGAGGTTCACCAGGTTGCCACCACCGTCAGTCTCGCTGATCTCCGCGAACGCAGCCTCGTTGAGGGCGTCAGCGAGATCCTGTGCTCGCTCCTTGGTATGGAGGTTGACAACGTCGAGAAGCGCATCCTCGACGGACTCGTAGGTGAGCTCGACTTCGACACCGTACTTATCGTGCTCGACAGTGACTTTTCGCGTCGCGTCACCAGCCGACGGGTAGGCCGTCCCCTCGTCGACGACACCCGCAGCGCGAGTCTCGTCGAGAACAGGAATCTCGATGGTGTTCGAGTCGATGCCCGTGCTGTCGACAGGGTGGAACGCCTGACGGAAGACACGGTTCGACTGCGCGTACGATTCGACTTCAGCGCGGACTGCTTCCTGACTGATAACGTCGTTAGAGAGAATAGTACTCATTGTTGAATCGAAATTGAGATATCAGAAAACTGATATTCAGAAACGGAACTGCTGAAAACGGACATCCGAAGTCAGCAGAAAAGGTGCGAGCGAACCCCGCTCGCGTGGGTTAGTGTCTAAGCCTGGAGTTCGTCGAGACGCTGCTCAGCATCGCGCTTGGCAGCGTCCCAACCCATCGAGTCATACGACTCAATCTGGGACTCCAGCTCAGCAATTTCGGCGTCGGACTCGGACTCGCCACCAGTGGAAAGTTCGGCGTCACCGTCGCCCCCAGTCTGGGGTGCCGGCGTTGCCTCCGACGTGTCGTCGTTGGAGGTGACAAGCGAGGCCTCGGCTTCGTCGAACGTCTCGCGAAGCTCGTCGAACGAGAACTTCTCCGCAAGCATCTCAGCCTCGAAGGCCGTGTCCTCCGACAGCTGGCTCGCATACTCGAGACGAACGCTCTCGAGCTCGTTACGAAGCTCCTGGTTCTGGGAACGAAGCGTCGCGACTTCATCACGAAGCTCGTCGCCCTGTAATTCGGCTTCCTCAGTGTCGTCCGACTCGTCGTCGGCCTCAACCTCAGCCTCCTCAGTATCCCCCGACTCGTTGTCGGCTTCAACTTCGGCTTCCTCGGTATCTTCCGACTCAGTGTCGGCTTCAACTTCGGCTTCCTCGGCTTCTTCGCCTGGCGAAGAGCCGGGGCTGCGAGACTCCATCTCGCTTTCTTCGTCGTCCGGTTCGATGTCGTCAGTATTCTCGTCAGTCATAGTTGTAGTAGAATCAGAACCACTCGTCGCGAGGATCGCATCGACGTCGGACTCGGAAAGCGAGGCCAGCACTTCACTGGGGTGCTCTCCAGCCTCAACGTAGTTGCTCGGCGAACCACCGCGTGGGACGAGTGAGAGATCGAGGAAGCGAACATCCTCGACAATCACTTCGCCTTCGCTGGTGCGCCCACCGTCGCCGTGTAAGGCATGAACGGAGACTTCGAGTCGTCCCCGTGCTACCTTGGTAGCGAGTTCCTCGTCGTCGATTTCGGCCTCGAAGACGATACCGACGCCGGGCTCGAACCCAGCATCGATGACTTCTCCGACGACTGATTCGACGGTTTTGTCGTCATGGTTCTTGTTGAGTGGGACACCGACGAGCGACTGTACAGAAGCCTCAAGCGCCGTGTCAGGCCAGAACTTGGGCCCGTTGGAGCCAAACGTAACCTCATTGGCGCCGATGGCGACACCGTGGACGGTGTACGGCTCCGACTGATCCTCGAGGGCCTCACACCGGGCGACTCCGGTAGGGTTCGAGGACGTCGTCGTGTGCTCGACAGTGTCAGTGGTTTCAGTAGTCATCGTGTGATTACAATGTCGTGTGCGCCAACATTCGGAAACGTCTCGACAGCCCCCGACTTGTACGTTACAACGAACTCGGCTCGATACCGTCCGAGCTCGTTCGTGTCCGACGCATTCCAGTTGTAGCGTGCGACACCAGCTGTTGCGTCAATAACGTCAGCCGGTTTGTCGATGAGAACGTCCCCACCGCGAGGCTGGCGCATTTGGAACTGGACGTCAGCATCAGTTAGATCGACACCGTCACCGACACTGTCGCGAAGGACAGCCTGGATGCTTGGTGCCGTATCGCCAACTGCGAGAGAGAACGTCTCAGCCATGTCTATCAGTAAGCGTTAGTCCAGCTCCATTCCCACATTGGAGAGATCCAACGTGTCGATGGAACCAAGATCGTATGACTGATCCAGCGCATTCGTGAAGATGAGATCACCAGAGGTGGCGTCGCGAACGTAGACGTAATTGACACTCGTCGTCGCGTCAGAGACGTTGTACGAAAGCGCGCCCATCTCGACAGACGTAGTGCCAGCGTCCTGCGTAACGGTTGGCCCAGTCACACTCTGGACTGCGTAGTCAGCACCATCCGGTTCGGTGCTAATCGCAGCATAACTATCTCCCTCAGCAATCGCATCGACAGTGTCATCGAAGAGCCCAACCTCAACATCGCGTCCATTAAACGCGTTGTCAAGGACGAGAAGCTCTCCCTCGTCATGAAGAAATGCCATAAGTAGCGACAAAATCGCGTCAGTTATTCGCAAAACTGTCCGTAGTCAGAAGAACGCGTACACAGTACCCTATGCGCCCTGGGGTACTAACACTTCACAGACAGATAGGTAGCGTGTACGCCTCTGCGTGGTTCGACACCGACTTACTCAGTCACTTCGACGTCGATCTCGTTGGTGGAGACATTCAGCGTGGAACTGTTCGATCCGCCAACGACGTCGGACTGATTCCGACTCGAACGTAGTGACGCACTGTTCGAGGAGTCTTGGCCCTGTAGCCGGTTCGAACCACTCGTTGGGCCCGCGAGTCGCGGATCGTATCCGAACGGCACCAGTGGCGTCGCAAGCGCACTGTAGAGCTGGGAGACTACAGCTGCGCTGGTGGTGCCGTCGGGGACAACTGTGGACACTGTCGAGTCGACGTGCGATGCCTGTGAGACTCCGAGAGAGCCCACTGACGGAGACAGAGAGGCAGTTGCTTCCCGAACGGGCACCGCCAGTAGTTCAACACCGGACGCCGTCTGAGGGGTACTCAGAGCCACTGGAGTCGACACCAGACTACCGTGGACAGTAGCACCGGACAATCCACTTGCTGGATCCAACGTCGGCGCCACAGTCGCCCCAGAACCGTACACGCCAGCTATTGCTTCAGCAAGCGGTGTTGCCGTCTCACCAGTCGCACCCGTGAGTAACGCAGTGGAAGACGTTGTCGTGTCAGTAGTTGGTGCCCCAGTCGTTGTCAACACCGCGAGCTTCGTTGCTCGAACGGCGTCAAGCAGTGTCTCCGCACCGTACATCGTTGACTGGACAGCCAGCGATGTTGTGCCAGCACTGACTCCCTTCAGTGCGCCCACAATCGGCTGCGATGTCGTCTGGGCTGCGTTGGACGCAACCGTTGGGGCTGCCTGTGACACGACACTTGGAGTGTACACAGGTGTGTTGTGGGTAGTACTCGTCGCTTCCATCGAAACGAGGACAGTCCCACTGGGCAGCTGGGGTGTCGTCGCACCAGTTGTACGAGTCACTCCAGACGTAGCGGTGGCGTGTTTCACCGGCTCCGTAGTAGCGGTTCCACCAGCAACTGGTGCTGCCGTCATGTCGACACCAACAGTCGGAGTCGGAACCGACGTCGTCGTCGAGGAGATCGTGTCACCCTCGACACTAGGCGCAGTGCGTGACACACTGGACGGCATTGTCGGGGTTGGAGCCGACACAGTCGTTTCCACATCCGGAGTCAGTCCAGCCGACGCAGTGCCAGTTGTGGACGACGCTGTTGCCGTTGCGCCCCCACCCGAGACGCTGCTGAATCCGGAGCCACCAGGCGTCGGCGTAGTAGTCTCTCCCGTGATACCCTTTCCGGGGGTACTGACACGAGTTTCATCCCCCCACGCGTCACTACACTGCGGGTAGTCCGGGTAGATGAGGAATGTCCTGAGAGTTGGCGATCCCCACTGATCTGTCCGAACACCAGTGTCTGCGTTGTATCTCCCGAACTCGTACGGGAACCCGTAGCTGACATATAGATCTCCGCTGGGAGTGATAGATAACTGATCAATCCCAGTGATTCGTTGCGTCTCCGTAACTTCAGTCTCCCACACGACACCACTGCCCCAGTTGTACTTCAGAAGGCCGAACGAGTTGTCCGTCTTAGTGGCGAAGTATATCGAACCATCTTGGCCAACCTTCGGATCGACACGCCAGTTAATCTGGGATACCGACGAGTCTGTGTTGACTTCCGAAAGTGCTGAGTCGAATTTCCGCAGTACACCGCTGTCGAAGAACGTGACGCCACCAGTCTGAGGATCAAGAACTGGCTGAGACATGTCCCCACTGGTGTCAAGTATATTCGCAGAAACAAACCCACCACTACGGACTCTAGCAACCTTCTTGTCGTGGTACGCGTCACCAGCAGCGAGGACGTATAGGCCACCCTCTCCGTCAGGAACAGTCCCGTCCCAACTAGAATTGAGCCTCGTCCCACTTTTCCAGTCCTGGTTCCCGGTTTTCGCGTCGTACTTCTCTACCTGCCCTAGGTAGTCAGCAACGAATACGTTGCCACCGTCGTCAACAGAGATTTCTGCTTTGTGATCGTCTAATTCCACTTCCCATCGAACATCTCCCTCTGGAGTGTGCGAGATAATCCCGTAGTCACTCCTCGCGAAGAGGTTCTTATCGGAATCCATCTTGATCTGACTGTAGTTATCTCCTAAGTCAACCTCAGAAACGAGATTGAGATCCTCGTCAATCTGTCGGAGATTACTACCGTCCATCCCGTACAGGAATCGCGAATCGGGTATGGGCAAACTCACCCGAGTGCTGGGTTGGAACGTGGATGCGTCGGCCTCGACAGTCGTCTCCGGAGTAGTGGTTGCCCCCGAGATCGTCGACGTCGACGTCGACGCAGTGTCGGTGACGAGCTCGGCGTCACCAACAACGGTGACGAGTCCCTGTGGCACGGTGGGGGCCGACATAGCATCTAATTCGGTTACGGATGGGGCTGCCGTTGACGCTACCCCTGGGGTATCCGTGATCGAACTGGCACTTGTAGGCGCAGACAGTGCCGTCTTCCCTGAAAGCGCAGATGGCTGGGTGGTGGACACACTGGAACCAGCTTGTGACGGAACAGGCGCAGCGATCGCCTCGGACATCGGCTCTGTCGTGTCCGACGTCGCCCCGTGGAGGATCGCACTCGCCGTCTCGGTGATAAGTCGACTGACGGTGAATGGTGACGCACTCGCAGTCGTCGATGTCGTGTTACACGAGACGGCCGTCGTGAGAGACGACACAGTGGGTAACACGGAAGCCGAAAGCGTAGACGAGGTAGGTGCCGACATCGCCACACCAGACACCGCAGTCGGCGTCGACGTCGCACTCAGTAGTGTTGACGTTGGAGTGAGTCCGACACTTGCGCTTGGCAGGTTCGTACTGGAACCAGCGCTGATGCTTCCAGCACTGGATCCAACTGTGGCACCAACCGTCGGCGATGTCGGTGTGGTGGTTGGTGACATACCAGTACCAGCTGGTGACGACGTGGATACTGTCGTGGGTGACGACACACTGCCGACTGTACCAACAACGGTAGCGGGAGAGGTAGACGTGGCTACCGTTTCGGGTTGAGTCGGGGTAGTCGTCGAGATCTCCGTCGTTGCTGACGCCTCGACAACCGTCTGTTCAATACCCAGAGCAAAGTCCAGAGTATTGTTATCGTAGCTTCCAGCCTCTGTCAACTGGAACGGGACACTGTCTGCTTTCGGAGGATCGTACGGTGGAACCGGTGAGAGAGTCACCGTCGGTTCATACACGTCCACCCCAACACTCACGGCCATTGCTGACGACTCTCGAGAAGGCGTCACATCAGGCTGGGACATTGTCGCCGACGAGGTGACAGCCGTCGCTGACGCAAGGTTCCCCTCGTCAAGCCCAAATTCGATATTTGTCGTGCCGTAGTCGTCTGCCTGCGTCAGATCGAACCCAATGTCATCATTGAGAGGTGGAGTGTACTCCATTATTAGCTGTTCACGTACGGGTAGCTCTCAGTATTGAAGACGTTCCCATCCGCATCCTTGTACTGTGCTACAACGTGTAGCGTACTGTCTGGGGCCTCCACAGTCCAGTTCCCATTTGAATCAGTAGTGGTTCGGCCTCCGAACGCGTTGCTATCTTCGTCAATAACCAGGATCTCAACATCACTGGTGGAAGCACCATCGACTGTGGCAGTCCCCGATATCTGTACAGTAACCTCCCAGTTCGCACCACCGTAGCTGTCTAAATTGGGGAACCCACCAAGCGATTCGTGAGCAGTAGAGTTGAATTGTGTGTCTGTATTCTTCCACAGCACACTCCCATCAGACTTATCGATTCGATATAACCCAGCATCAGAAGAAGCCCACAACGTGTCAGGTGACACATCGATACCTACAAAATACGGACTTCCAGAAATACTCACTTCCCACTGCGTATTCCCGTCAAAATCAAGATGGGCAATTTTTCCACCACTTCCTGCTGTATATAGTCCGCCCCTATCCATATCCAAGTTCGTGTAGTTGGACACAGTGAAGTTTCCATCGTTGATAGTACTCCCTTCAACGAAGGTATCTGATCTCCATAAGTTAGACGTAGTCAATTCGGTACTGTACAGAGATCCGTTGTGGTGGAGGATACCCGAAGAATCGTCATTATACCCTACAAGTTCTTCCGCAGAATCGTTGCCATTGGCGAATCCGTACCGTCTATCTTCAGAGTCATCAGCTGCCTGGACGTACAAATAGTCACCACCATCGTACGACATATCTAGACAGCCTATATTAGTGTCATAGCTGTTCCAGACAATCGATCCATCGGGATCAAGTCGAATAATCCGGCTACCACCACCTACAAAAATAGCATTCCCATTATCAGCAACCTCAACTACCGTGGTTGAGTACGTTTCACCAGAAGTCCAGATGAGATTCATATCTGGACTATATTTTTTGAGGTACTGGCCGACTATTGCGTAGACGTTTCCATCGGCATCTCGATCGATACCACCGACAGAATCACTAACCGAATGAAATGCTACAGTATCGCCTGTCTCGTTGTCGATTTCTAGTATTCTACTGGCGTCACTTCCAAACGCTGGAACGAATATAGTATCAAATGACATATGATTATACGTAGCGAATTCCTAGTTCATCCGAGTAGTACAGATTTTTTCGGGCTTCATTTTCAGACAAATCACCAGGTGATGATGGAATGCTAGAAACGTATTCAGAATCCTGTCGGTTCGCATCATCTACCATGGATGGGCGATAATGAATCCGAGTCACAAACCCGTCGTCGTCAGTCCAGATTAGGGGCATTAGTGGGGTGATAAAGAGAATATTCGGCAAACATTACGTAAGCGACAGAAACAGCGAGAATCAGTCGTCGACAATTGGTACCCACGTACACCGACACCTAGGGTGGATCGGAATCCGCCCTCGTGCCTCCTCCAGCGTGTACGTGGTGCCCTGTAACGACGCACACTTCGGACACACCCGACTGTCGCCGGCTGTATGGTGCTCGACGTCGGCCTCCACCTCAGTGAAGCCTTCCGACTCAAACCGATCCAGCGTGCCCTCAGCATGGGCGTGGATGATCTCAGTCTGCGACAGTGTCTTCGCCCGAGTCATCCCGATTTTGTCCACACGATCGTTGATCTTCCGAGCTGCCTTCCGCGGGTTCCACCCCTGAGAGATCGCCTTCGAGAGTTCGCGAGATATCTGAGTGTCCATCTCCTGGGTGATACCCTCGAGGCCGTCGTAGGCCCGTGCGTACACCAGCTCGATCTTCGACGAGTGAACGGGCTGGTTGAAGATATCTTCCAGGTTCTCGAGCACCTGGGCGTCGCCCCCTTGCTGGCGAATCTTGGCACCTGCGTCAGTGACACCCTTGGCGTACGCTTTCTGGACGTACTGTGCTGTCCAGTGCTCGCCACGACGGACAGCGCGCCCACTAGTCGTCTCCAGCACTCCGTTGTCCACTTGCTCTCTAAGCCACGCCTGGAAGCGCTGACGCTTTTCTGGGTTCGAAAGGAACTCGTACTCGCGTGGATCCGGAGCGCTGTTGACGGCACGCTGGGTGCCAAGCTGGAGGATGTCTAGTTCCTCAACCGACTCGCGAACGTCGCCCTTGATACTGCGGAATCGTTTGCTGGCATCGCTGCCGAAGGCGTCTCGGAGAGTCTTGGTTCGCGTCGGATCAGTGGTTGGCACAGGTGTGTGTTGGTGAAGTATCGATAGTTGAGAAGCAATACCGCGTGCGACAGAAACAGCAGACAGCGAGGAGACGAATTGGGCGTTGGAGTCCGACTTAGCCCGAATCCTCCTCACCACTGGAGGTGTCGAGCTCGACATCGCCACCGTCGCCGACTGAGTCGGGGGTAGCTGGCTCGCCATAGAGCTCTTCGAACTCTGCCTGGACGTTCGCATCCGACTCGTCGAGTCCCGATTCGAGGGCCGACTCTTCGGCCTCGTCGACATCAGGAAGGCCAAGTATCCCACGCATCTCCTCAGCGGGGACGATATCGCGGGGGCTTTCGCCCTCACCAGTCGCAGCCTTGAGTCCCTGGGCGAGCGTCGCGAACTCGTCGGCGTCGAACCCGTCGCGTCGAAGCGGGTTCTCCTCGGTGGGTTCCTCAATAGTCAGCTGGACGCTCGAAACTGCCTCATCACTGTATCCGAGCTGCGCTGCCTTCTCCTTCAGAACCGGCGTGAAGATACTCTCAAGTTTGTGCCGTTTCGCCTCCACACGGCGCTCGTACTGGGGAGTCTGCTCGCTCGTGACATCCCGATTGATGCTGTCGGTGTGGGCAAGCTTGTACTTCGGAACCGGGAGTGCCGAAATAATCTCCTCAACGAGCCAGTCGAGAAGCTCCTCGATCTCGGGGACGTCGGACGAAATCGTGTCAATCTCAACGTCACCAGGCACGAAGTCCTTGTCTTCAACGTCCCACTCCCCGGCCTTGTGCTTATCACGGTACGACGTCATCTCTTCTTCGGGCCAGATGCCCGCACGCGGGTTCTGGGCGTCACCGTTCGGTTCGCCGAGTTTGAACACCCAGTGGGGGTACCCCTTCGAATGGACGGCTTCGCCAACGTCGGACAACATCCGATCCAACTCGGCGATCTCCTTCGAGATTGGCTCGATAGTTGAATTGCCGAAGATATCGGCTGTGTCGGGATCGTGAACCATCTTGATGATGTCATCCTGGCTCAGATACACCGTGTCCTTGTTGAACGGGCCAGCGAGCGCACCATTGCCCCACTGCCCGTACGCTGCTGCCTCACCACGAGGCGTCAATTGGACACCACTGACGTCAGTGTCGTCGGGGCGAATGAGGACAGCCTGCGAGTCGTACGTGTACGCCTCAACAGTACTCGGGTTGACGAGTCGGAATCCCCACGTCTCCTCCGGGTTCTCCTTGGTGGGAATCTTCTCTACGATACACGATCCACGAACCTCCTCGTGGACGACTGAACCCTCGAGGATCTCAACGAAGTCTTGGTTGGACTCACCAGCGACAATGGCTGCCCCCGAAAGCCACTCAAGTAGCTCGTCGACGAGATCGTCATCGATGGCTTCGACTCTGTACCCAGGTGCCACCACGTCAGACGCGTAGATGTTGATTCCACGACGGACGAGTGGGTTCGATCGATACTGTTCCCAGTAGGCCTCGATGTCCCCTGAGTCGGGACTGATACTGTTGGTTTCCCCCCGGACAGTGAAACCTGAGTAATCACCTGAAGACTGCTTTGTCTGTGGATCTGCCGTGGAGAGAAGCGCCTCACGGGCTTGGTTCGTCCGACTGCGGATTCTATCTGAAAGACTCATTAGATGTGAATATCAAGAAAGTTAAATTTCTGAGTTAGTACGTGAAGAAGCCGTAGCCCGCGTTCGATTCGGAACCTGCGTTCATTCCCCACGCTGCTAGCGACAACGCATCCACTAAGTCGGGCGAACGCCCCATCTTGTCCGACTTCTTCAGATCGGACTTCGACGTCGCCGTCCACGCCTGCGCACTCCGAGTCGACTTCTCAGTAAACTCGATGTGGCGAGAAGCAGCACGCAGTTCGGATGCGAGATCGGAGTCACGTTCGATGGCACCCTCTTCAAGCCACTCACCAAGCTTCCCGAGTGCCTCAGAACGCTCGTTGTAGTATTTATTTGGCTCTCGGGCGTTCGATCCACGCTTGAACCTGGTGATGTTGTACCGAGTGTCGAGCTCGTCGGCTACTCCGCTTCCTTCGCCGACTGCGTCGATGACAACTGGGACGCCGTCGTCGTCTCCGACAGCGTTCATTACCAACTGCTTGTTGCGACGGTGATCCCCAGGCGCTTCGACGTCGACGAGGACGTCGGCCCGAGTTTCAGTGATACCGATGACGACGGTTCTGTCGTCACCGCCACGGGCGATGTCGACGCCGAACGCACAGTACTCGGTGTCGAGGAAGCCGACGTCGTCCCATCGTGCTTCCGCACCAGCGACATCGTTCGCATAGAACGGGCGGACAGACTCAGTCCCGTCATCGGGGATAGCACCGAGTCGACGTCGAACCCAGCGCTCGTCAAGTCCGTCCTTCGTTGGGCGGAGGATACCGTCCTCGTCGGCCTCAACCTGCGACATTGCCTCCTCGACGTCGGGCAGATCGTCGTTGTTCCACAGCGCGTAGTCCTCCTCAAGCTGTTCGAGTCCGACAAGGCCAGGTATCGTCGAGCCGTCGTCGAGTCCCGCCTCGACACGGACGTTGTTGGAGTCGAACGAGGAGAAATTGATAGTGTGGTAGTTGTCCCCTGCGAGGAGATCGTACATTGAATTCGCTTCCGAACGGGGCGGATTGCCGATGACGAGGAACCTGTCGTTGTCGTCCGTCACTGAGGAGCGGGCCGACTCGATGACGTCCGTCCCAACTTCGGGCTTGTCCGCCTCGTCAACGATGACGAGCATCTTCTCAGCGTGGCGTCCTTCGAGAGAACCTGGATTCGTCGTCGAGATCGCACGGAACGCCTTACTGGGGTGATCGTCGAACTCGATACGAGGCGGGGACTCCTTCATCGTCCCCGGTAGCGGGAATCCGCGATCCCGTGCGTCCTTCAGCAGCGACTTCATCTCGCTCCACACTGTGTCCGACATCTGGGCGTACGAGCCAGACGTCATCATCACCGAGCCGTGGGGGTTGCAGTAGAGGAACGCGAGGTTGAGAACGGCGACAGCGTAGCTTTTTCCGACACCGTTCCCGGACATAATGACGGTGTTCTTGTGCTGAGTGACGTCGCTCAGAATGCGAGTCTGCGTATCTGCGAGGTTGAGATCGAGCACGTGCTCTGCGAACCGAGCGTACCGCTGTTCACCCTCGACAAACAGCTGCAAGTTATTCGCCGACTCAGCGGACATTGCGACAAGAATCAGTAGTTAACCAACACCGGCCACCGTTCGGGGGTGACTGTTGGTTAACTTCTACACAGACAGGACGTCAGTCGCCAGCTCGATCGGTGGCATCCGAAATGGCAGCCATCCAGTCTTCGGATGCCTCCGCGTCCTTGAGAGCTGGGCCCTCTTTGAGGAGCCCGAGCTTCTCCAGTTCGGCCGTGGTATCGCTCATGATTCGCGAGTACACCTGGTTGGCCCGATTCGACTTCTCAGTCTCGTCGATGAAGTTGTTCTCGAGGATGTACTCGTTCGCCCGCATCCGCTTGATGGTGTCAAGCGCGATGTTTTCGATCGCACCTCGCTCGTAGGCGCCAACGTCTGCCTCGTCGGGGAACCGCTCGATCAAGTCGACGGCAACGTCGACGAGAAGTCGCTCCTCACGATCGGAGAGGTTGTTCCGCAGATTTTCGCGAGACTGGAAGAGTCCGTGCGATACCGCATTGTCGTTGCCCTCAGGGGCACCACGTGATCCGTTAGCCATAATATATGTAAATCGGAAACCGCGTCAGTCGTGTCCGCCAGCCTTTGCCTGATAGCGTGCCATCAGACTCTCGTTCTCGAACAGGCGATCGTGCTCCGGACAGTAGGCGAAAAGTTCGTCAGTCATTGATTGGTTGCTCCTCCAGGAACTGCGAGATGCTGTCACCGGCAACGTCAGCGACGTCGCATCCGACAACGTCTGCCCATTCTTCGAGGTATTCGGCGTGTTCGACGGGTACTCGAGCTTCGACGACAACGTCCTCGGTGTAGTCAGTCATTGGTAGAAAGTCGGTAGATTACTGCGCGCCAATCTTCGTTCGCTTGGTGAGAGGATGGAGTCCAGTGAGTTCGTCCTCACACTGCTCACAGAGGGTGACAGCGTTTGCGCGTTCCTGCTCAACGTCTGGATCAACGTCGTGGACAACGAGTGCCTCGATGCTCTCACAGCGGGCACACTGTCCATCGTCGCGAGCTCGGACTTCGGCCTCGAAGGTGGATAGATCGGAGGCACCCGAGTCGGGTTGCATCTCCTCCTCGGTAGCCTCGTCACAATGGGCCTCGTGGGCGCCGATCCCGCGCTTGTCGTACTCTTGGCCACAGTAGTCGCACTCGACTTGATCGTCACTCAT